ATTGAGGATAGTTTTAATGAGAGAAGTATTATGAGCGCTTCCTGCGACAAGGTTGGAGATTCGTACGTCCCTAATGGGAAGTATCCTCCATCCTTCCGTGCAAAGATCCCTGTTTGGGAAAGGCGTGTCACAACTGAGGTCCTTGACAAGGATGCAAAGCCTGTGTATACGACTATTGAGTCTCTGCCTAGTGTATTCAGCAAGGGTATCTCTGCCAACCTGGTAGTGAACGGCTCTGTGTACATTATGGGTCAGTCCTTCGGAATTTCTTGGCGAGTCACAATGGCCCAAGTCTTTCCTGCTAAGCGTCTGACTGCAGCGAATGTGTTTGCTCCTGTAGAGGATGCAGACCTTCCTGAGTCTGAGGCTCAGCCTGAGGCAGAACTCGAGTCTCACCCTGAGTCTCAACCTGAGGCTCAACCGGAGCCACCAGCGGAGCCACAGCCTTCTCGGAAGAAGAGGGGGGCAGCCCAAGCATAGACCAAACTTTAGAGCTTGGGGGTGGATAATACATGATAAAATAATCATCAATAAAGATAGGTTCGGTTACACGAACTTTTTTTTTCGTTTGAATACAACTATTTGGCGAAAAAGAAAGTGTACACGCACATTCATAAACAGTTGGGAACTCATGAATCAAATATTTAGGTAGGACTATCCTGCTTGAGCCCTTCAGCAAAACATCTGAATCTGTTGAATCTTGGTATGCTTCGGCTGTCATTAAAGTAAATATAGACTCACCCCTAGTCCAATCCTCCTGCAGTAATGTCCCATAAGGTGTATCCTTGAACCATAGGACTTCAAATATAGCATGATTATCGGATTCATGTTCTGCTAATCCAACCCTATTCAAATTCTCATCATACAACCAATAAACATCTATACTGTATTTTCCGTAACTTGTATCTAATGATCCACGGTATACCTCCTTATCTTGATATGACCACTCATTCGCATCGAAATCTTCATCGTGTTCAGCTACATCCTCAGATATGTCTGTATATACTAAAGTTGATCTAAGCAAAGAGAACATCTTTAACATTTATTTAGACTGTTGTTTAATAGTGTTTACGCGTCTTTCTATGCTTTCTCCTGTGCTTACGTGTTTTCCTGCGCCCACCAGACTTTAGCTTATCAAGCATAGACTGCAGCTGGGCAACTGCAATATCCTTTTCGGTCTTCTTTGCCTCTAATGCGGCTGAAGTTTCACCACTCTTAACTTTCTTCATGTAGGATCTTGATGCCATATTAATTTCAGACATTGCACTCATAATCTTTGTCTGTGTAGCATCATCAGCTCCGAGCTTAGAGACTAGTGGGAGTATCTGAGCAGACAATCTAGGTAGCTGAGCATCAATCTCTCCATACATAGAGCTTAGTTCTGGATTTCCAGAATTTTTGACTGCCTCTAAGTATTCTTGAACCTTACTCATCAATAGAGCTTTGTTATTGTTGTAAAGTATTTGCTGTTCTGGAGAAAGTTTTTTCTTAAATAAACTTTTAACAAAATCCATTTATATTTACGCAAAGGTTTTCTTAGTCTGTATGATAGCAGATATCCACTGTGGGATATTTGTTACAATATCCTGTACAGTTGCTATATTTGTTGGGACAGGGTAATGTACATCCAAGGTTGTTGACTCACAAATAAATAATACAGCAGAAATTAGGAATGGTAATCGTTTTTTTAGATCACCCTGAGAAAATCTCAAACAGTACATTTTATAGAGACAATCAATGAATGGCGTAAGGAGACCAGTTTGTGGTGACGTCCTTACAGTCTCATGAATAACCGACCAAATAATCCATATAGGTGATCTCAAATATTTCTCTTCAACATATTCATTGCTTCTATAAGCACAGATTAGGTGTTTCTTATTATCTAATTTAAACTTTGCAGAATATGCAAGAATCCACGATATCCAATATAAGGCTCTAGCAGAATCACGGGTTTCAGCTCTTAGGCAATATGCTAATTCATTTGTCGGTACATATAGTTCCATAGGATCCTCCTGCTTCATGATAGCTCTAGCATAAATTGATGTTGGTGATTTTAGATTTTCTTGGATTACAACTGGTGTAAAATCATGTTCTGGTTTTATCCTAGGTAGACTAGGTAACTTTGCTTTCCTACATAATGCAAGTGATGCTCCAACCTCACATAAAAGTAACCTTGCTTCATGATTATTTCTAATTTCTGTCATATTGACAACTGAATATCGTGTTTCATATTCTGAGAACCTTTCATACATTCTTACGAGGTGGACAAAGGCATTAGGAGCCCCACGATTAATGTGCTGGGCTGTTGAAAGAAAAAGAGTATTCCAGCAGGAGTGGATTAATCCAGATGACATAAGTTCAAGTATCCAATAGCAAGTATAATCTGCGTGACCTAACTTTATATTCTCATCTAAAACTTTATAAACATGTGTTCGTAGATGTCCAGAAAATGTAAATTTCTGGAAATCAGCAACAGTCCTTGAATCTATTATATCCATTATCTTCATGATTGCATAACTTTTGCTTTTTTATAACGAGTTACTTTGTAAAATAAACAAGATACTGATATTCCTTAGCGCATGCAACTAGATGGACCTTTTCTTTTAACCTGAAACCAGAAGTCTTAGCAATTTCAATCATTCTTTCAACTGAGGGCATGTACCAATCATGTTTTTGTTCTCTGTATTTTATGCCATCAGCTGGATCAAAGTATACCATTGTTTCTGCGAATACTGCGTCGTCCTCATCAGGTTTCTTTTTTAGTTCGCCAATGTATTTAAAATCATTAAAGTAAATTTCAGATTTAGTTTGCCTCTCACTTGAGTACTTCTGTAGAGAGAATGCAGCAAAGGGTGATGCCAAATCAAGGAGTGCATCATACTTATCCGGATCTACCATATGTACAACTAGATAACCACCAGGTTGTAGCCATGCATTTGCATTATCAAAAACAATCTTTGGATTAGCGAACTCATATATAGAAAACCCAAGGATAAACGCATGACTAAAGGATTTGAGTGGGAAGCAAGCAGCTTGTGTAATATCACATTTCTTGAATTTGGCTGATGGGCAATCTTTCCTTGCTTTTTCTAGCATATCAGATGAGCTATCAGCTCCAGTATATTCAACACCTAAGTTCTTGAACCAACAAGCTTGTGGAGCAACACCACACGCTAAATCTACAACCTTTACAGAAGCTACCGGCCAGTCAGCTAATGCAATATCTTGGAAGGAAACTGACTCAAATTGTAGTTTCTCGTATGGGTGCCAAAGCTGCTTTGAGATACCTGCATACTCAGAATCATAAGGTGATTCGTGAAATTTAGTCTGACCCTCAAATCCTTCTCTTCCTTTGTACCAAGTATATACACTCTGAAGCAAGAGTAGTAATCCAATAACTACTATGTATTGTATCATTATATCTTATGTAGAACTTTTAAATGTATTTAGTCCGGAAAATAATTTATAACAAATATACAGAACTAAAACTATCTCTAATCCGTACTGAAAATAAACTATCCAAGATGTTGAAGAATCTGAAAATTCATACATTCTCCAACTTACATCAGATTTGTCCTCCTTTTCTTGTAGTAAAGTTTTTGCGAATGTATAATCATCTTCTGTAATTGTTGTATCCCTAATTGGTGCTAACTTGGTCTTGTATTTCTTAAGCATTTGTGTGGCATCCCTTTCAGCTTTAAATTGCTTATAATCATGTAGCCACTCCTGCCCATCTCTTAGAGTAAAGTACGCAATCTTTGCCTTTTCATATCCTTCTGGATCCTTTCCAGCATTATTTGAAGCACGTTCGTATTCCGCAAGCAATTTCTGAAGTGTCTTCTTTTTTTGGCAGTTTGTATCACAGGCCTCCATTATTTATAATGAAATATATTGTTCCCGCTGCAATTATTCCAAATGCAATAAAATGTGTCATTGGCCCAAAGATCCCACCCATAGCATACACTATAACTACAAATATCAATATCAATAATATTTCATATGTTAGTTTCAGCGCATTCTTTAATGAATTATATTGGTAATCGCCAACCTTTGCTTGATCCTTCAATTCACTAATATCTGATTTCTTACCCATATTATCCTCTAAAAATTGTCTAACATATGCAAGTTGCTTTGATACAATCCCGGACATTGTAGTCTTTTCATAATCAAGCTTAGCACGATTGACAGCATCTACTCTTTGACTATCAAGTGGCCTAACATCATTTAGTAAGCTCGAATCTATAGCATCCTTTTTAGTGAAGATGTTTTCACCCTTTCCAGAGATCATCCAAACATTTTTTGTGCGAGGCTGTAGCTGCACAAAGGTTGCTGGGTTTTCTGTGGGGATAGTTTTACATTTATCACCTTCACATCTATCTAGCGACGTTGCAGTAGCTCCATAAATAGCCTGAGTATCACCTTCACCAAAGATACCAGAATATTTGCCCTTGAATTGAGGTATTTTTACCCAGCCGGATTGTCCAGACTCGTCTGTCTTATATGCAATCCCAGTCCCATCAACGCCGTATAGTGCTCCCATACTTGATGACGTAATCTTCACTTTAGAATCTAGAGTAACATTTACCCAGTTTCCAGTTGTCCCTGGTTTTGCAAGACGTAAAAAGTTGGAGCCAGACCCCCAAATATACGACCTAGTCACAAAAATTTTGGTAATGTTTGTAGCAGGAATTGTTATCCAGTTATCGACATTGTTTGCTGACTTGAATGATAGTTTATCTTTTTGGAGTGCAAATACAGTATCATCATCCGTTGCAACATCAATTACATCCTGTATATCAGATAGTTGCCATTTGCCTGTGCATGGCATATTACAGTAATAAAGCTTACCTGATCCAACACCCCAAACAACTCCAATAGATGATTCAGAAACCTTTTCTAGGCCACCGGGAACATTTTTCCAGTTAAACGTGGATACGCCAGTAGCTAGGGTTGAATTTATTGTATCTGATAATGATGTGTAATCCATTATTAGTATATTTAGATATTATTGACCATTTCCGAATTTGTAAGCCGTAAATAATCCACGGTTACCGAAGGCATTGAGTGTAAGATCAAGACCTCGAGTGTTCTTATCCATATTTAGTCTAGGTTTAATCAATGGACTATTTTGGGGGTTAGTGAAACTGACAAAGTTAGAAGCCTTGTACTTCTTCCTGATATCCATAAGCTGTGAGTGGTCGAGCGAAGTTCCAAATTTTCCATTTGAATTAACGTTTGGCATTTATTTATATGCCATAAAAATAATGGATATCAAACAGTATCAACAAGATAGAGATAAGGATTTATCAGGATTCCAAACGCAATATGACTCCCTAAAGACTGAATACAATAAATCTTTAACTGACTTAATTGAGAACCCCGATAACATTAATACTACATTAGATGCAAACAAGTCTTTATCAAAACATGTTCGGGAGTTTATTTCTGCAAATCAAGCAAAACTAGATAAGACTACACTAGATAGTCTAACAGAAGATATCATTAAGTATCAAAAAGAATATCAACAAATAAAGAGGTCGAATGCCAATGCTGATGTTCTGAAGAGTATAATTGAAAAAAATAATGTAAAAGTTGCTATTGTAAGAACCAAATTTAATATCTTTCTTGGATTTATGTTGCTAATTATAGCAGCTATTGTATTTTTAATATTTAGAGTAAGGACAACCCTACTGCCACAGCTCCCAAGCCTCCCGCAATCCACCATGAGTGGGGTTGCATAGCAGTAACTGCTGGTGCTTCTGGAAAGCTATACAATTTCTTTCTTGGTTCAAGATGCTTCGTTGGTTCATCGTAATCATCCAATTCCTCTAATGCATTTTCATAAGCAATTTTATATTTCTCTTCTCCTGTTAACTGAAATTGAATGTAGTTCCTTTTGAATGTCCTTTTTAGTTCATCCATTTATACTAAGTATCTGAAACTTTACTTACACAATATCTGTAATAACGAGATTTTCCTGCTGTTTCAGACAATCTTGTAATTTCCAAAACATCTCCAGGCCTTGCTCCAACCCATTTTGCCATTGCATCCTGTGAATCGATCCAAGGAAGTTGGCTCTTTAGATTAGTAATATTTAGTTTTATCTGTAGCTTCCCAATTTCATCTTCATCGAGGATCCTATGCTTGGGAACCTTGCGATGAGTAGAAATATCAAACTGCAGGTAGCGAACATTAAATATTTGAAGTAAGGCATTCTTGTTATCGGTATTATATGACCTAATGATCTCTAATATATTATCCGATGGTGATGTTGCCATTACAATGATTGTTCCATTTTTGTAGCTATTATCCTCACAAAATTGTATGTATGATTTTATTAGGCCATCTGTTAGCCTTCCTTTATCACTGAAGATTACTAAAACTCCTCCGAGATTGTACATTCTAGTTTCATCAAGTGAGTTTGTAAGATGTTCAATTGACTCGACTTTCTTATCTCTCTTGTTCAACATTGTTTTTAGTGTCTCTAATGCACGTTCTTCCATCTTGCTTATTGTTTAATCAACAAGATGAAAACTCTTTCCGTTTTAAAGTATAAATGGATCTTTACATAGTACTAGCACTTACTTTAGTATGTGGTATCATGTATTGGGCTTTGACAAGGGAGCACTTCACCGATGAGTTTGAAGATAAGAGTAACAGAGAAAGGACTGACAAGCTTGTAAGGTCAACCTACGAACAAACAACTAATCATGCTATTCCAGAATCTAAATTTTTTGCAGGCCCACTACACGGTACAGAAACTGCATACCGAGTAAATATGTGGAATAGCTACCTTTAGAGAGAAACCTTCAAATTAGTCTCAATCCGCTTCTTCTGATCCTCTGGGAATTTCTTTTCATGAAGTAACTTTATGCACATATTTTTAGATAGCTCCTTATCTCCTGTATAGTATGCAACTATAGAAAGCTCATCAAATACCCTCCAATCATAACAATCCCTCTCAACAAAAAGTACATTCTCACTTGGCTTTGGAATGTTTGAAGCATAAATTAACATAGATAGTAGCTCCCTCGAAAACAAGTTCTTACTTCTACAATATGACCCGTATGCAACAAGTGACTCAATACGTTTAGGGTTAGCTTCATGCGCCTTCCATGCCCACTCTTTATCGTTCAGGATCTTAGAGATATTCAAAGCAGATACACATACCTCCTCTGGCCATCCTCCAAGTTCGTATCTTTTCTTATACCACTTTACCGCATCATCAGGTCTACCTGCATCTCTATAGGATTGTGCCAGATAAAATACATTTCTTGAGTTAGTTGGGTCCTTTTCTACTTCAGCAAGTAATGTCTCTGCATCTCTTAGGTACTTATCTCTATCATTAGAACGATTACCCAGTGTTCTAGCAACCATATATACCTCTTTTGGTAAATTGATTATTTTGTTATCCCTCTTATCGTTTGTTGGGTATTCATGTAGGACACCTTCATATCTCCAGTCATCATTT